GATTTAACATCTTATCATTTTGCCATATCTCAAATACATTTGGTTTGATACCACGAACAATTTTATATTTACGACTTGCAATACGAAACTCTACTTCAACAACAGTTTCCATAGCATTGACTGTATTGACTAATTGAGATTTACTGATTGTTCTAAATGGTTTACCAAACAATGCAAAACATAATGCATCAAGCACAGTAGATTTACCAGCACCATTCTCACCTATGATAAGTGTAGTTTCATTACGATTCAAATCTATTTCTGTAAATTGGTTTCCTGTAGAAAGAAAATTCTTCCAACGAACCTTTTCAAATTTAATCATTCTAAGTCTAAGTCTTGTGCCTCTGTATATAAAGATTTCATCTGATTCTTTAATCTATCTTTACTTAAATCAATAGATAAGTCATCAATATATTTGTTCAATAGTGTTACTGTATCTTCTGTATTTTCTACAATATCATCTGATACTGAGCTTGCATCTAAGTCTGAAAAGTCTTCAACAATTTTTATATCGTATGCATTTGCTGTATACATTTTATCTAAGAATTGGTCAAACTGATATAAGTCTTTTTTATTAACCACGATAAGTTTTACATATTTGTTTTGATACTTTGATACATCATGTTCTAGATAGTTTTCTTTGGTATCATCATAATATATTTTTTCGTATATACTATATGGATTAACTATTCTTTCTAACTCTCTTGTTTCTGTATCGTAGATATGAAAACCTTTTGGGTCTTCCCAATCATTCCAATATATTTCATAAGGTGTGCCAAGATAATATATCTGACCATCATCTGACTTGTGATGAAAATGTCCACTCATAACTGTATCAAACTTTCTAAAAAATTCTTTGTCCTTACCACCTTGTGATATGATAACATTCTTATTCATTTGAAAACCATTTATTTCTAAATGACCCATGCAGATATCAGCTTTAGTTTCATCTATCATACCTTCTGCATATAATTCATTTGCTTGAGTAATCCACGGCATTAATAATATAGGTAAACCATCAAAGTCTACTTCTGTTGCATCTTCATAGATGTGTATATTTTTATGTTTACTACCTATCAGTTCTGTAAGTGAGTTTACATCACTAATATTTTTGTAGTAAATATCGTGATTACCAACTAACATATGTAAGTCAATACCTAAAGTATTAAATGGTATTATAAATCTTTCTCTAAAATCTTTTGCAGTTCTATATGATACATACTTACGCCTATCAAAACAATCACCTAAATGTATACAGGTTTTAATATTGTTTTGTTGTAGATATGGAAAAAATACACCCTCATAGAATTGATAGAAGTATTCATTAAAATTTAAGTTATCATTTCTTGCACCGAAATGAGTATCAGTAATAAGTGCTATTTTCATTATGTATCTTTATCAGTTTCCATAAAGGTTTCTAAACCTTCTGTTCCTTCTTCTTTCTTTTCTTTCTTTTTGACAACATAAACATCTTCGTCTGGTAACATAATGTCTGGGTCAAAACCTTGTACATCATAGATTGTATCATCGCCTTCATTTACAGTAAAGGTTTCGTATTGTCTATTCTCAATAATTTTGTTTTTGATATGTGTTTGTTTCTTTTCTTTTTGTATTCTTCTTAGAAACGCATAGTATATAATTTGTGTAAAATATGCAAAAGGATTCTTTGACTTCTCTGGGTCAAAGTTGTGTATGTATTGTAAACAGTTTTCTATACCATCTGATACCATTTCTGAACGATAGGTATAGTTTATGAAGTTAGGTCTATAAGATAAACCATTTGCAATCTTGAGAAAACACTCACCTATGTAATTCGTTACTTGGGGTTTTTCTTCTCCAGCTTCCTCTGCCTCTTTACATAGTTCTTTCCATGCAATCATAGCTGCATGAAATTCTTTATTATCTATGTAATGAGCATTCTTTTTCTTTTCTTTTGACATGGTGATATACTACTATATTGAGCCAGATTATGTCAATCTTTATTTAACTTTTTATTAAAAATATTTTTTAGTTTTTTTTAAAAAAAGACTTGACAATGTTTGTATAAAGCTATTATAATCGCTGTGTTCCGCCGAGAATACAGCTATACTCTAAATAGATGTTAATGTTTAGTATCACTACAAGGCATACTATCTAATTCTTCTTCTGTTAAATCTTCTTCTTCACTCTTACCATCATTTGTTAAAGCAGATATGTATTGTTTAAATAATCTTCTTACTTCTTCTGTTGTTTCTTCTTGGTCTTCTATTGCAACATCTTCGGTAAATCTTGGTTGTATACTTGGCTCCATACCTTTACCATCCATCTGTGCTTCTGCTTCATTATATGTATCTACCATAAAATTATAATAATTATTTAACGCATATGATGCTGGAGCATTTGTAATGATAGTAGATTTTTCAATATCTAATTCATCTACCTCTGTAAATGGTTGTAACCAACGAGATAAAGTTAATGCTTCAACAATACCTTTCTTAGTTACTTTGTTTTTCAACTCCATTTTGAGTGGGTGAATCACATGTAAAGTAGGCGATGCCTCATCTATTCTTGTAGGAATACAAGTACAAACGATACTTTCACCATTTGCTAATTTTAATATCCTAGTCGTATTATCTTCCATCTTATACTCCTTCAAATATTTTGATTACTTCATCTATAGGTAAACTTGAATGTATACAAATAAGAATCCTATTATCTTTATCTTTTGTAACACTATGCAATATATTTGTATTTACAATATATACATCACCCATTTCTGCTACGAAAGAACAAACATCTTTAACATCAGTAAAATCAATAAACTCTGATTTACTATCTTTACTATATTCTCCACCAAATCTACCAATTACATTTTTTATATCTTTAGCATCATCTGATTTCTTTTTATGAAATGTTGTCTTCCCACCATTCACTTTAACATAGATGTTTATACTACTATTTATATTATCATCAATATGTGGATACACAGTATGATTAGCAAACATATATGATTGATTAAAATACTTTTTCTTATTTTTAGGTATGATATTGAGTAAGTTGTCAAAGCTTTGTTTAGATTTTCTATCTTGGATAAAAAATTCACCATATTCAACACCTATGAATTTTCCATTTTCCTCAATACCATAACTATCATAAACCTTACCTCTTACTATGTTTATATTAGGAATTTTTACATCTAGTTTTTTATAATATTCTATCACAATCTAACCTTGTCAATTTCATAATCAAATTCTTCTTCATTATAAATGTTTATTCTTTCTAAAAAGTGATTAAGTGTAAAGTTCTTTCTATCGTTGTGAGTAAAATCATCAGCAATATCTAAAAGGGTAGTGTGTAGGTTGCCACTATTCGCTCTTCGCAATCCTCTACCGATTGACTGGAGCACTCTAATTCTACTCTTACTTGGACTTGCGAACACGACATTGTGCAAGTTCCTAATATTAATGCCAGTGCTGAATGTACCATATGACGCCACAATAATTGCATTTGTTTCTTTCTCTGTAATTTCTCTTATCTGTTCTCTTGTTTCTGTATCTGTTCCACCATGTATAAAAAATACTTTTCTATCAAAATCTTTCATTGCAGTATACAGTCCTACACCATGTTTTTCCACTAGTTGATACAAACAGAGGGTGTTACCCTTCAACTTATCGCAAAGTCTTGTTATAAACTGATTACGAGTGTTGTGAGCCACTATATACTGCAACTCCTCGCTATATTTCAAGTCCTTTACTACTTTACAATCTTCTTCCTTGTGTTTTAGAACAATACACTTAATTTTTAAATTAGCAAGTGTATCTTTGTCCATCAACTCTTTTGTGGTCGTTACCTTTTCAACCTTTCCAAATAAACCCTCTAAAACTAATCTATGGGTCTGTGTACCATCTAAAGTCCCTGTCATACCAAAACGATATTTACAATCTATCAGTTTTGTCATAATCGTAGTTAACGACTTTGATTTAAATAGATGAGCTTCATCACCTATCACACATCCAAACTTTTCAAAATACTTTTTATCTAACTTAAAAAGTGATTGCCAAGTAGAAATAATTATAGGTTTATCTGTTTCTTTTTCATGACCTTGATATATCCTATGTAAGTATTTATCATTCCAACCATAGTCAATGAAGTCTGAATACATTTGTTCTACTAATGATGTAGTCGGTACAAGTATTAATATTTTTTTATCTTTGAGTAGATAGTGATAAAATCTTATAAGTGCATATATGATAAGTGATTTTCCACTTGCAGTTGGTGATACCAACATACCTCTATGATTGCTTAACGCATATTGTATCGCATTGAGTTGATAATCTCTAACCTCTAATTCTTTTCCTTTTGATTTTGGTTTTAAAGATTTTACAAAGTCTGATACTTTTTTGATATCTAAAATGTCTGTATCTTCAACATCATCAGCGATAA